TGGGGCACCCAGTAGCGGGTGCCCCATCTTTTCGGCGATGGAAACGTATCTACGAAAGTAGGCCGCGAACGGAGGCGCGGAGATCGTAATGAGTGAAGACGCTATCATTGCCGAGCTTATTTCCGAGCACACTGAAAGAAACGAAGATGTCGGCCGCGTCATTTTACGGGCATCGCGCCAAGCGTTGAAGAAAGGTCGCGCCGCTATATTCCCGAGGGCACAGCACGAAGACATAATTCAGGAGACATGCGTAAGGGCGCTCCCGAGAATTCGCAGGTGGAAGCCCGATGGACGATACTCAATTCAGGAGTACGCGTATTGCGCGTGCTGTTTTGTCCTGAAGGACATTGCGCGCGAGCGGATTAACCGGCTTGTCGAGATGCGGCAAGACCCACTGGATTGCGATGGGAATTTTGGGAGCGACTTCCTTGACGGATCACAAGAGGACAACGCGCGTACAATCGACCTCGAAAAGCACATAAGGAGGATAAAGGGCGATGCAGACACAGATGCAGCCGACGTTGGTTGAACTTCCAGACCTCCAAGAAATGTGTCTCAGTCTCGCAGAGACGGTCACAAAGGCGAGGGCGCATCACACGGCGTTCAGGATGCTTGCGATGGAGATCGGAAGGCAATTGTACGTCTATTCGATGCGTGAAGACGTTCTGCGGATTTGGAATGAACTAAACACCAAGAAGAGTCCGCGTCGTATTGCCATTGAGGCATTAGCGAAGTGTTGCAACGCTCCGATTCAAACGCTCAGAAAATACTGCTACATGTGGCGCAACGCCGCGAATGAACTCGGGTTGCCAATGAATCACCAAGGACCAATCGAAGACGTCTACAGTAGGGCGAGGGGCACCGTGAAGAAGGGATGCCCATCGCGTATCGAATGGTGCGAAGCGCTTGCGAACGAAGAGGTCGATGCGGTAATGCGAAACTTCGAAGCAAGAACAGTCGATAAAGGAGCGCTGGCGAACGCGCTCAGAAACAGGATGCAAGAAAAAGGCATGACCATTGAAGCCTTGAGCCAAAGAGTCGGGCTGGAGACGAACGCGGTAAAGGCCTATGTGTCTGACGGTAGTTCTACGGGCCGCGAACCGAGGGGCTTTGAAAACCTGAAGAAGATAGCCGAAGTGTTGGGGCTTGACGTGCTGGACCTTGACGATATTCGGCCAGAGCCAGCGCCACGGGGCGGCGGGGCCTGGTCGAAAGAAGAGCGCGCAAAGAAAGATCAGAGGCAGAAGCTAGCCGATGATCTGGAGCGGATGCACGTTGATATATGCAAGGCCGTCAATCGATTTGGCTCATTACAGCGCAGGCGGCTTCTTGGCGAAAGAGAAGTGCTTGATGTAATCGCTAAGGCGCTGAACGGTTCGCTACAGAGGAACGTGGCAAAAGCACGATTCTATTACGAAATCGACGCCGAATGAAGCGCGCCATGCCGAGCCAGGTGCGAGGGCCAGTCGGGCCGTCAAAGAAGTACACTGTGCAGGAAAGAAAAAACAAAGGACGCATCTTGACACATTTTTTGGCGTTACCTCAAGCACGCGGTGTTACGTAACACGGTTTGAAGGGGTCTAGAGAAATGCTGAGCCCGCCCGAAGCCTTAAAAACGCTGTTGGCCGGCCAAAACCGGTCACAGCGCGCGATTTCCGCTATTCTGAATAGCCTTTCTCCGAGAGGAGGCACCGCTGGGCCGTTTGCGTCGTTTTTGCGCGAAATTCGGCATTTGGCGGCGCCCCGTATCTACCCGAGCGGTCCGGTCCCGGAGATCTGGCAACCCGCCGGCACTCGAACTGACCATTCGACCCGCCGTTACTTGCCGACTCCCGGGCCGTTTTAAGCCGTACCTGGCTGGCGGGGAAATCGAACATGGCACGCTCTGAACTGGTCTACTTCACCAACGAAGACGCGGCGCTCGAAGCCAAGGCCATTCAGTTGGCCGATGATGACCCCGGATACTTGGAGGGTTACGCGGCGGTCTACGAAAATCTCGACCTTCAGAATGAGATTATCGCGCGTGGCTGTTTCTCCGACTCCGTGAAGGCCGAAGTACCAAGCGGAAGCGTCAAGTTGATGGTGCGCCACTTCCGCGATGGGGGCGACGTTTCGGACTGTATCGGGACCGTTCGCCGAGCGGCTGACCACCCTTACGGCCTTTGGATTCACGGCGTCTTTTCTCGCGTACAGCTTGCGCAGGACACGCGGGTCAAGGTTCTTGAGGGGCACGTTCGCGGCCTTTCGGTTGGATTCACGCCACAGACTTGGGAACTCCGGTCGGTTGGCGGGCGCCGGGTGCGCGTTCACACCAAGGGTAAGCTGGCTGAAGTAACCGTTACCGTAAGGAGCGCAAACCCGAAGGCGCAGATTTCTTCGGCAAAGAACGACGGCTTTGAGGGGGTCAAGCGGGCCTTTGGCCTGAAAGTGGCGCGATGCTGGTTGAGGCTCAAGCGGCTTCAAAACGGCCTCTAGCGCGCGAAAAAAGCGTTACGGAACAGGGCAAAAGCCCGAAGGGAGTAACAATGGACCTTCTGAAGATCAGGAAGCAAATGAAGGCCCTCTACAGCGAAATTGAGGGGCTTCAGGAAAAGATGGATTCGGCCGAGAAGGCCGGGGACGGGAAGGCCTACGAATCCGCGAAGGTAGAGTTTGACGGCAAGACTCGGGATTTCGAGGCGCTCGAACAGAAAGCTGAGGTTGCTGCAGTGCACAGCGCCAGAGCAAAGAAACTTGCTGAGCTTGACCGCCTAGCCGGCAAGAGCGATGGCGGGGGACAGGACGGGGATCTGGACGGAAAGACCATTCCCTCCGGAACTCCGGCCGAGCCCATCGACCACGACGCGAGAGAGCAAGAACTGACGACGCACTTCTTCGGGTACCTGGAAGGGAAGACGCTGAGCGGACAGGCTCGCGCCGCAATGCTGCCGCGCTCGCGCGGTTGGAAAAAGGCGTCAAGCGGGATCGTGGTGCCGAATCGCATTTCACGGCTTGTTCTGCCCGAGGCATTTTGTGGCAAGGAAATGCTGAGCGCAGACAACACGGCGGTCATCCCGGAAGAGATGAAGCCGGAATTGATGCGCTACCCCGCAGAGGCGCCGGCCGTCTTCCCGCGCGTTACGCAGGTCCCGACGCAGACGGGCACCTTGAAATGGCCGAAACTGACGCAGGCTGCGCCAGGCGCCGAGGGCGGCGCATCGGAATTTGCAGAACACGGATACGTGGCGTGCGACTGGACGGCGGAAGGTGCGGAAAAGCCGGAAACGACACCGCAATTCGAGCAGTTTGAAATCACGACTGGCGAACTCGCCGCGCGAACGGAGATTTCGCAGACGTTGCTTCGTCGGTCTCCGCTCAACATGGAAGCGCTCATTTCGGAGTTGTTCCGGGGCGCACTTCTTCACAAGATCGACGCGGGGGTCATCAACGGCGATGGCACGGCAAAGCCGGAAGGCATTCTTCAGGCATCCCTGACGGCAGTGAACCGCGCCGGGGCAACGGCTGTGAGCCCCGAAGATTTGATCGACCTTGAACACACCATCGCTCCGCAGTTGAGGCCGGGAAGCGTATGGATCATGGCCGATACCGTTCTGAAGTACTTGAAGAAGTTGACCGACCAAGACGACAAGCCACTGTTCCCGCGCGATGCGAATGGGCAACTCACGAAGATCAACGGCTATCCGGTTATCCCGACGCTGCGCGTTCCCGCCCTGGGCACGGCCGGCGACGTGATCTTCGGAAACCCGCGCTACTATATCGCAGCGGTTGAGCAGGAAATCGTCGTGATGAAGTCAGAGCACCGCTACATGGAACGCGGAACAGTACTCTTCGTTGTGTGGGCACAGGTTGGCGGCGAAGTCGGATTCACCCGCGCGTTCACCAAGCTTGGCGATCCTGCTGGATAGGATACTAAATAGGCCCCGAGGAAACGCCGGTACCGGCAAGGAGTATGACCAATGAAGAGCATTTGGAGTGCGAAGGACGGCGAGCGGCTTAAAGCCTTTCGCGCTTCGCTTTGTGGGGAGGAATGCGCCAAGGCGCTAGACCTGGCTCCTCTGAATGAAACGCTTCGTGCGCTTGGCGGAATATCTCTTCCCGCCGAGTTGATGGATGTCGTCATTGGAAAGGCTCTATTCTCCCACGACGGCGAAGGCGCTTCAGTGTGGGGCGCTGGCTACAAGACAGCGCTTGAAGCGGGTCCGTTTGAACAGGGGCGGCTTCTCCCGTACTGCCGCGTTCTCCCCACCGCCGATGGGGAAATCGATTGGGGCATGGTCGATACATCCGACGACGAATTCGGTGGCGTCGTTTGTGACTGGTTTGTCGAAGGCGCGGAGATCGGCGCGAGCGATGTGGCCTTTAAGCTGGAGACGTTGAGACAACACCAGCTTGGGGCATTCGTAAAGGTCGGGCGCTCGCTGTCGCGGAGATCTGCCACGCCTTTTGAATTGCTGTTCGCGCAGCTTCTTCGCCCCGCATTCATGGTGAAAGCGGAAGAAGCGATCATTGACGGATCAGGAGAGGGGAGGGCGCTGGGCGTTCTCCAAACATCGGGCATTCAGACTGTGAACCGTGCCGTGGCCGACCAGGTGAGTTATGATGACCTGTGCGATATGGAAGACGCAATCCCGGTGTGGATGCGTTCACGTGGCGTGTGGGTTGTTACTGCCGAGGCTATGACGTATCTGAAGAAACTGAAGGACTTGTCAAACTTCCCAATCTTCGCGCCGGGGAGTTTCCGAACCATCCTTGACCACCCGGTCGTGGTAACAGAGCACGGATCGCTTGGAACTGCCGGCGACGTGATCTTCGGTGATTTCAGTTGGTATGTTTTCACCGTCGAGCAGGAAATGGCGTTGATGTCGTCAGAACACAGATACGCGGAGGCAGGCACGATTGCCCACCGCGCAATGGCTTTGGCCGGGGGGCGGGCAGTCATGCCGCGGGCCTTCGCACAACTTGGAGATCCGGAAGAGTGACGCGGGTTTTTCTGGCCATTCTATTATTTCCTGTAACGGCCCCGCTGGTGATTGGCGGGGCCGTCCTCCAGTGTGTTGGCCGATTGATGATCTTCCTTGGAGGGAGTGAAGATGGGCGAAAATGATATCAGGGCCGGTGGCGCCTATGTAGAGATAGGCGCCAAACTGGAACCGCTGAAAAAAGCGTTAGGGCAGGTGCCCGGCATGGTGCGCGACATGG